TTGACCAGTGCGTGTCAGCACTTGTTCGAGACCTTGACCAACGTGGCATGCTTGATGACACACTTGTTGTAGTGTGGGGAGAGTTTGGCAGGACACCTAAAATTAATCCAAAGGGTGGTCGTGACCACTGGCCTCAAGTGTCATGCGCATTGCTAGCCGGAGGCGGATTTAATCACGGACAAACTATCGGAGAAACAAATAGACTTGGCGAGGTTCCAGAGACTAGACCAGTGCATATTCAAGAAATTTGCGCAACAATGTACAGAGGGTTGGGTATTGATACTATGTCAACCACTCTATTAGATAGAACCGGAAGACCTCAATACCTCTTAGATCATAGACAACCACTTAAGGAGTTGATATAATGAAATATTTAGCATCACTACTATGTTTACTATTTGTGCCACTTTCTGTAAGTGCGGAACAGCCTGAACGCAAGGTTATTAAGCCTCCAACTACAGCGAGGCCGCAATCGAACCAAGAGCGAAGGGTCGTTTCGCCTCCAGCTACCGTGAAGCCACAATTACCCCAAGGCTTTGGAAGACCAATACAGAAACCTGCGGGATTTGGGAAACAAGAGTGGCAGAAACCAGATCAACAAAAACCTCAGCAGCAACAGGTTAGACCTAGCCACAACTACAGACATGGAAGCGTGATAATCGGTAGACCATATGTTCACCCATTTAATTATCCTTCTGTAGAGACTAGGTTTCATCCGATACATGGCTTCTACAGGGTATATCATCCCCCAGTGATTAACCCCTATTATGGCCCTCCGGTTATCGTTCAACCACAGCCTGTTCCTGTTTATCCCGGCCCATTTCATGGATTCTTTTTCCAGTTAAGGTGGTAATATGAAAAGACGTAATTTTTTAGCTTCTGTAGCGAGCGTATTGTCGCTAGCGGAAACTGTACAAGCAAACCAAGATCAGCTAAAGAAAAATGGCAAATCCGCTATCCTGTTATGGATGGGCGGTGGCCCTTCTACGATGGATATCTGGGATCTTAAATCGGGCGCTCCTACAGGCGGTCCGTTTCGCCCAATCGCAACCAGTGGGGATGTTCAAATTAGCGAACACATGCCGTTGATGGCTAAACAAATGCATCACGCTGCTATTGTTAGGAGTATGAGCACTCGTGAAGCAGATCATATGCGAGGTCGTTATTATATGCATACTGGGTATGTTCCCAACCCTAACATTGACCACCCTAGCTATGGTTCTGTCCTATCTCATCAACTAAGACGAAAAGATTTGGCAATTCCCCAGTTCATTTCTGTGGGTGGCGGTAGCATGGGAGCAGGTTTTCTAGGAGCTAAGTACAATCCCTTTGTTGTAAACAGCGATGGTAGGATCAGAAATCTAGATATGAAAGTAGATCAGAGATTCTACCAAAGGGCATACGCTCTAGATGCTATAGAGAATGCATTTATAAATCAAAGACGAGGACAACTAGCAAAAGACCATCAAGCTATACTTAAAGAAACATTTAATGTTTTGACAAGCGCACAGATGGATGCACTTAAGGTTGCTAGTGAGCCTGAGAACGTAAAGGAAAGATACGGGGACAATAGCTTTGGCAAAGGGTGTCTAATGGCTAGACGCTTGGTGGAAGCTGGCGTACCCTTTATCGAAGTTAATCTAGGCGGGTGGGATAACCATCAAAATATTTTCCCAACTTTAAGAGATACGAAATTGCCCATGTTAGATCAAGGCATGAGCGCGCTGTATGAGGATTTAGAACAGCGTGGGTTATTACAAGATACAGCGATTATTTGGATGGGCGAGTTCAGTAGGACTCCTCGTATCAACGGTAATGCTGGTCGTGACCACTGGGCGCGAAGCTGGAGTGTTGTTGTTGGTGGGGCTGGAATGAATGGCGGCATAGCCATTGGCGAAACAAACTCAGATGGTACTCGTGTTGAGACCGAACCTTACACATCTCAGGATGTCATGGCTTCCGTTTGTAAAGCACTGGGCATTTCTTTGGGAACTACGTTTACTAGCAACAGTGGTAGACCTATGAAGATCGCTAACTCCGGCAAGGTTATAACCGAACTGTTTGGTTAATATCATGAAATTTTTTAGAAACGCAGTGTATGTGTTATTTTCTCTATCTTTGCTAAATTTAGCGGGGTCTTTCTATATGTATAGACATATAATGAATAAGAGTGATGTAGTGCAGATAAGGATTCCTGTGTCAAAAGACCTCGAAGAACTGCCTTTACATGCAAAACTTAGAGATACACAGATATTACAAGCTATACTCATGACCCATCACCAGTTAGGGATACACAAACCCGGATCACAACCGATGTGTCCAATGTGTCGCGATACAGATTTACAAACAGTAGAAAAGGTTACATATAATAATGGCAAGACAATCGAAGAAGAAGCCCACAACTAGACAGCGCCGCAAGATACTACGACCAAAAACTAGAAATCAAGAACATTACATGGGTCAGATTAATAAGTCTGATGTTACGTTTTGCTCTGGGCCTGCTGGATCTGGAAAGACGAGCGTGTCCGTAGGAATGGCCTGTGAATATTTGATTGAAAAGAAAGTAGATAAGATTATAATTACTAGACCTGTAGTAGAATCAGGAAGGGGTTTAGGGCATTTGCCGGGAACATTAGTTGAAAAAATAAACCCATACCTAATACCTATACTAGAAGAGATGAATCAGTACTTAACAAAGAACACTGTTGAGACGTATAGAAATAGAAACATTATTGAACTCTGCCCCCTAGAATACATGAGAGGGCGAAACTTTCATAACTGTTTTATGATCCTTGACGAAGCACAGAACGCTACGTTCGAGCAGATCAAAATGTTTATTACAAGAATTGGCAAAGAATCAAAGGCGGTAATAAATGGAGATTTAAGGCAGTCCGATTTAGGCAAGCAACAAGGAGGTTTGCACACCTGTATGGAAAAACTAGTTGAGGTCTCCGGCGTAGGAGTTTGCGAGCTTGACTATAGCGATATTGTGCGAAGCGATATTGTATCCAAGATTCTCATGAGACTAAACAAGAAAGAAGACGACGATGAACCAGTCAAGTATTTTTAGAGGGATTTTTCTAGCTGCCATTATTTTTATAGGCGTTAGAGTTGAGTATAATAACCATCAGTTAAATAAAAGACTTAGCATTTTAGAAGAAGGTGTTTACTACAGCCAGTCGATAAACGATAATACGGCCATGAAGCTTGAGACATTTCTTCAAGCTCTTTCTAATGAGCTTCCAATAGAGGTCGAGGCTTACGCTACTGAGGCCGCAAGAAAAGTGGCCAGAGAAGTCACAATAGACACGCTAGAAGAATTTGCTGAAAATCTGAAAAAAGTAGATGTCAAACTCGATAAGTGATCCTATAATATCATAGATTATTTATAGGAGTTATACATGCCAACTTATGATTATGAATGTAGCGAGTGCGGCTACTACAAAGAGGTTTTCCAGAAGTTCTCTGAAAACCCTCTCGTAAGATGTCCCGAATGTAAAAAACATAAGTTTAGAAGAGTTATTCTAAATGCCCCTCATGTTTCAGTGAAGGGCGAGCCTACTACTATTCAGCACCTAGCTGATCGCAATACTCAAAAGCTAGGCAAGTACGAACTACAGGCAAAAGAGCAGGCCGACAACATAGATAAGGTGCGCAAAGACGCAGAAGCTAATAATCGCAGAAGAAAGATTAACAAGATGACTGCTGCACAGAAAAAGAATTATATTGAAAAGGGTGAATGATGTCAGATTTAACTAGGTCAGAGGTGCCGCATAGCGCTGTAATTAGAATACAGATCAAGATACACCAACAGTTAAAAGACGGTAGTCTTAGCCCTAAATATCTTTCTGTAGATGAACTAAATAAGCTAGGCATTGCGCCCTGCGCAGAGATGAAAATAGACGGTTTTGATAGAAACTCATGCGTTAAAAACGTATTAGATAAATTGGAGAAGTTAAATGGCTAGATGGGAAAATGAGGGTTTGGAAGGTCTTGATCTACCAGATCCTGAAAACAAAGTTTCAACTTACTATGGGCTAGGAGCAGAAGAATCAGCGCCTAATGATGCCTTTGTGAAGGTTGTTGATAATAATGGATTCAAAACTCATTATATAAAATTTGGTAGAGGTGAATTGCTTGACCCTTTGGGAGCAGATAAAGGAAAGCACAATCGCCCTTATTTTGACTATAAAAAAGTAAACCAAAAAGTTTATGCTTACTATATGCAATACTTAGAGAATAGAGAGCGTATCTTTTTGACTAGAGCTAGACGAGCATTAATGGAGATAAACTAATGACAAAAAAAGGACCGCTTTCCAAGAAAGAAAAAGCCTACATTGAAGAAAACAAATCCCTTCCTGTAGAAGAATTAGCTGAGGAGCTTGACAGATCAGAAGCTTCCGTCAATAAGCATATTGCTACGCTAAAAGACGACGACAAGCCACAGAGTATTGCTGGTGAGCAATTCGCTAGAAACCAAAAGTATGGTGCCACAATCATGACTGAAAACGCTTCTATGGCTGGTGATGCAACTAAGGGTAGACGACAACCAGAAGAGAAAGAAGTCAATGTCGCAAAAAGACATAGAGGGGCTATCCATAAAATCAAAGGAGACTAGTAAATGATTTGCACAGTAAGGGATGACCACATCCGCAAGCTGATTATGGAAGACATTTCTATGACTTGGAAATGCACTCTAAATGATGGAACTGTAGTATGGGGTGATTACGAAAGACCCGGAGTTGAGGAAAGCCCTTGGTTGAGACTACAAAGATATTGTGAAGAGAACGACAAGTGTATTTGTAAAGCTCAGGTTATTGTAATGGGTGCCCCAGAAGAGGTTGTCTTTGAAGACGAGAACGGTCTTGATGGTTTCTTTATCGCTAGAGGTTTCTCTAGAGATATTGATATGGCCACCGGAGAAGGCCCAACATTCCAGCATATGACTTTCGGCTTACTGGAAGACAACTTAGAATTTGTTGATATTAAGAAATACAGCTGGCCAGAATGTGAGTTTGAAGAATTTTCACAGAGAAGGCAGGCTACACAAGAAAACCTTTCTTTTATGATATGGCGTAATGGCGAAACAAAGAAGTCAAGCGAGCAGGTTCAAGTCACCCTCAACGGGTGAGTATTGTACGGTAGGACAGTATCTAGCTGAGATCCTCGTACAGCGTAAGGCGGAAAAAGAGAACGTAGGTTCCCTGTCTTACAAGTTCTGGAATAAAACACGCAAAAAGCAATATGAGCTACAGGTAAAAAAAGTATATCAACTCATCCGTGTTTTTGGTGAAGAAGCTGTCTATGATTACATTATAAAGAAGAACAAAAGAGTATACAGCGCTGCGCCCAAATGGGTTAAAGACGAGATAGAAAAACACAAAAAACGGCTTGACCGAAAACCTAAGAAGAAAAACGCAGAAGTTATTGAAGTCAATAAAGACAACATTGAATCGCAGCCAAGAAAAACATTTGGAAGAAAAACACTTTTTACGAAATTGAGGAATACTAATGGCAAAGACAAAGAAGAATGACCCATCCTTCATTAAAGATATTGTTAAAAAATATGGCAACGTAATATCAACTGGAAACCAAATATTAGAAAGACGAAAAGATTACAAGGTTGTCAGTGTTAGCCCCGCTATTGACTTAGCCCTTAACGGAGGTATAAAGGAAGGTTCTTGGGTTATCTTGACTGGAGATCCTAAGTGTGGCAAGACTACTACCGCCCTACAGATTGCGGCAAATTGCCAAAAAGAAGGAAGGCCAATCATATATCTTGATGCTGAAGGCAGACTTAAAGAAATGAATCTGCTTGGGGTTGATGGTCTCGACAAAGAGAAAATGCAGATCATCCATTCCGAAGATGAGCCACTCAGCGCCGAAGCATTTTTAGATATTGCTGTCAAGCTAGTTAGCGCAAAAGAAAATGAGGGCTGTGTCTGTATCATCGACTCTACGTCTTCTCTCATGCCAGAAAAAGAGTTAGACGGAGATATGACACCCGGTCGTGCTGGACTGCCAAAAATACTGTCGGTGTTCTGTAAGAAAATGGGGCAGATCGTACCCAATCAAAAGGCGACTTTAATTATTATTACACACTTCATTGCCAATACCTCCGGCTATGGAGCATCTAGGATGCCAGACTGTGGCAGAAAAATCCAATACCAAGCCGACACAAGAATGGAGGTAAAGTCTATTAGCCCTTGGGTTCAGAGCGACACTCAAGTTGGACAAGCTGTTAATTGGAAAGTGGTATGCTCATCAATGGGATCTCCCGGAACTGAGTGTCAAAGCTGGATTAAATATGGACACGGCATTGATAAGATTCAAGAAATTATTATGCTAGCTTTAGACATTGGACTCATAGCCAAAGCAGGGGCTTGGCTAACATGCGAGTTCATGTTAGGTCACGCTGACGTAGTTAAGAAAATCAAACCAGAGATCAACGAAGAAGACTCAGAAGCCGTGCTGAAAGCCGTCAAGTTTCAGGGACAGGAGAGGCTATATAATTTTCTGCTTGCAAATGAAGAAGTCTTTGATATACTAGAAAAAGAAATAAAGGGCATGCTTTAATGTACGTAGAAGGTCTTGATGGCAAAACTTGGAAGTGGAACCCCTCTAGAAGTCAAGCTTCGGTAGATGAAAAAAACAGATCTTCTTTGCATAAAAAAGCAAGATCCATCTTGAAAGAAGTATATCCTTATGATAGAATACTAGAGGAAGTGACGCTGCCGGGAACCAAAACAGGTTCTAGGAGGACGCTTTTGTATGCTGATCTATATGTACCTAATAGAGATTTGATTGTAGAAGTACATGGGGAACAGCACTTTAAATTCAATTCATTTTTTCACAAAGATAAGATGGCGTTTTTCAAAGCTCAGGCAAGAGACAAAGACAAAAGAGCTTGGTGCAAGCTAAATCATATGAATTTGATTGAACTAAATTACGACGAATCTGAAGAAGAATGGAGAGCAAAGTTTGACTAACGAAGAAAAAGCGAATGAATTTCTCCAGAAAGTTGATGACTGGATTGAAGATAGAAACGTAGACTTAACAAAGGCCAACGAGGAGGTCGATGGCATCATGGCCCTGACAGTATCGGAGCTGAGATCTCTCGATCAGCAAAAGGCACTTTCTTTTAGTTTTGTTTTATTTTCACATGCAGAATATTTACAGTCGTTACATAATAAAGAGAAGACAATAGTTAACTTTTGCACCGACAGTATTTGGTTTATAGTCGCAGACAAAATGGACAACTACGGTGGCCAGTATGCCAAGTGGGAAGTAAGATACTACTCTGCTATTAAAGAGAACCCAATGGCATCAGAATTAAATAGACTGAAATTATCAGCCGAAGCTAGAGTAAACAGAATATCAGGAAAGATTGATTCAGTAAAGAAGATGGCTACAGTACTTCATGATATTGGAAAAAGACGAGGTTATTAATGAGTATCATACAGACAGCTAAAGACCTTCTTAGAAAAGGTATAGCGCTCAACGACGAAGAGTTAATACAAATGGCAAATTCTCTCTTGACCGAACAAGGGGATTCCGAAACACCTGTCCAGCCTGTAAAAGAAGAGGTTGTTACGCGGGATTCTTCGGTTGAGAGAGCCTCTGCCGATGACTTTACTGTTAAAAGAGAACAGCCACAGCAGAGAAAAGTCCCTGTCAATGAAATGGGATCTAGAAAAAACAGCTTTGTGGACGACGGAACAGAGCATACGGATATGGCAACGCCAGACTTTGTTCCTACACAAAGACGAAAAGCGCCTAAAAAAGTCAAGCAATCCTGTCAAACTTGCTCAAAGACATTTGAGGTTAAAGAAGTTCACCGTAGAGACTGGTTCGTTTGTGATAAGTGTCTGGAGGACAGAAGAAGATAATGCCAGCACAAGATAACATAGACCAAATTGCACTTAAGATAATTGGCACAAGCGGAATTTTTGTAGAGGCTGGGTGCAATCATTATAAAAATCAAAGCAACACTTTTGCTCTAGAAGAGGCAGGTTGGTCAGGGATAGCCATAGATTTTCAGCAGGAATACAGAGATGGTTATCGTCGCCATAGGCCAAAGACTAAGTACGAGTGTTGTGCAATCGTAGGAAAAGGCTATGAGGGTGACACTATTGATGCCTTCGGTATGGGTTTTGCGGCAAACTGCTTACAGGCTCCCAAAAGCGAAATTTTGATTGCCTATGAAGACGAAAACCACAATCTAAAAATAGAAAACAGGACAAGTACGTGCGTTGCTGCTAAAACACTCCAAACAATTTTTGATGAACATTCGCTTACAGATATTGACTTTTTATGTATAGACCTAGAGGGTTACGAGCATGAAGCAATATCGGGAATAGATTTTGATAAGACAAGCATTAAGGTAATCTGTACTGAAATGCATGATGTGCCAGACTATAAAGATTATGATTATATGGAGTCTTTAGGGTACAAAAACTTTTATAACTCTAGTCCAGACGGAGACCAATACAAGGACGTTGAGTGGCACAAATGGTTTGCCAGAAAAGACATAGAGTTAGATCTCAATTTTTTAAAGGAACTATAATGTTTAAGAATAGACTACAACAAATTATTGCTGAGCGAAAAGCCGCAAAAAATAATGAAGAGACACCAACAGAAGAGTCAACTGGTGAAGCTGATACCCGAACAAGGGGCGAGATCAGGCGTGAAGAGAAAGAAGATCGTAAGGAAGACCGTCAGGAAAAAGTCAAAGAAAGACGGGAATACCGATTAGAGAAGCTGAACGCCGTCAAAGAAAAGATTTATGCGGTCGCCTCAAAGAGAAAGTGGTTGTTTTTTATCATAGCAGGTGCTATAGTAGCGTACCTAGTTATCTTCAAAGGTGGTTTTGGAGGTGGTGATATTTTAACTAAGATCAAAGGACTTTTTGGATAATGAAAAAAGCACTAACTTTAGAATGGAAAGATTTTTTGTTGGGCGTATTTTTAAGCGCAACTATTTGTATGGGATTCTATATTTTTAGAGGAATGTAATGAACTTAGGTATGCTCGCAATTACCACAGCCTCAATAATGTATTTGGTTGTGTGTACTTCTTGTATAAAACAAAAGGATTATCCACATGCTCTCATGTGGTTTTCTTATGCGATGGCTAATAT